GAAGTTCCTTGATTCGACATTTGAGCGCCGCCTAAAACTTTACGCTCTTTGTGTTCGTCTTTTAAATAATAATTCACTAAATCATAGAGAGCGAGTTTTAAATCATTGGGTGTAGCTGAATACCCTGCTTTATAAGTAATTCTAACTGCTCCCATTCCTTTTGCCCAATTTGAGGGGTCTCCATTTTTTGTTGTTCTTACAATGGAATCCGACTCAGTATCTGCAAAATACTCATAATTAGTTGTAAGTAATTCTTTATACTCTTCTGAATAAGCTGTTCTTTCTTCTACTTTGTTCACTGAAACTAAAGGACTTTCACTCATTATTACGGTACTAGTATAGTTGTCTGTGATATTGAAAGTTTCTACTTTATTCGTAGAGTAATAATCAATAAAGGTTATGCCGCAGTATTTCTTAGCTAAATCACTAACTAAAGGTATAAGGACATTTAGACGGTCATCATCTTTCTCGCCTCTTAGCCCTTCTGCGTCTTTGAATTCATTTACTGTTATTAAATCTGCCATAATCTTAAAAAGTGTGGGGATTTAGGTCTCCCCACAAAACCATATTAAGCCAATATTTAGCTAGCCTTATACATGTAAGCCCACTTAGATGTAGCTCCGTCGATTAAATCGAGGAATCCAATTCTTTGAGATGCAACAAGCACTCTTCTTTGGTTTGCTACTTCGTAGTCTGATTCAACAGTCATACCTCTAAGTCTTGGTACTACAAAGTTTCTTGGGTTAACAGCGATTGCTGCAAACTTACTAACTGCTGGTGTAGCAAATTCGTCACATAATAGTACTCTTGAACCGAATACTTGACCAATTTCACCTTTCAGTTTAGTTGCCATGTCGCCAACTAGGTTAGCGTCTTGGAACTCAGAATCTTCTAGTAAGTTATAGTAAACTGTTTGTGAAACAATATAAACTACTTCACTTGGGTTTACACCATATTTACCCATGTTCTTTCTCAACGCTAATAATTCAGCTGCTGTAACAGTATCACTTGCAAATGCAGTTGATGACTGTGTATAGTCTGAATCATTTCTTGCTAAGTGTAAAAGACCTTCAAAAGAAGCTCCGCCAGTACCGAAGGCACCATCAGCGTCATCACCAGCTAGGATAGCATTTTCTACTGCTCTAGCATGTGAACGAATCATGGATTCTCTAATTAAAGGTAGAATCGGCATGATTGCATCTTCTTCAGTCTCATTACCTAAGTAAGATTGTGAGATAAGTTTTTTGGTTGAAAGAGTTCTTTCAGTGAGGTCTACACCACCATATGCTGAGCCATAAGTATCACCTCTCTCGGCTAAGTTACCGTGAGGGCTTGAACCTGTGGCTGTCTGGTTGCCTGTAAATTCGGCATAACCACTATCTGGTAGGATAGGAATTATCATATTAGCTGCATTCATAGGAATTTCCCTAAATAGCGGCGCTAATACTAACTCATTCTGAATGTCTCTTTCAATGTTAGTTGAAACAACTTGCTCAAAGTCTGCAGATGAAACGCCAACACCACTGTGTGCGTTAACTTTTTCCATTACACCTTTAGCATAGTCAGTATCCCAACCTTTACCAGTTGCAAGACCAGCAAATTTTGCGTCAACTATATCGCTTTCAAAAGCTTTCTTCCAGTCACCTTGACCCTGTCTGTCTGAGAAAATTCTTTTTGACTCTCTGATATTCATGATTTCTTCAGATTTTTCCACTAGTTGAGCTTCTAACTCTTTAACTACTGTCTCTAAATCTTCATGTTTCTCATTGACTCTTTTCTCGACATCTTCTACGAGTCTTTCGGCGCCTGATAATCCAACTTGAACGATTTTTTTCTGTTCTTCCTGTTTAGCTTCTTGAGCAGCCTTTTCTTCAGCTTCTACTTCTGCTGCTTTTTCAGCGGCTTCTGCATCAACTTTTTCTTGTGCTGCTTTTTGCTCTGCTTGTTTCATAGCAATAGAAGTTGCAGTTTTTTCCGCTACTTCTTTTGCGAATGACTCAAGGTCAAAGCTTTCTGCTTCAGGAGATAGTTTTTCTTCTGACATATCAGTCTCCATTTTTGAGGACTTCTCCTCGCTTGGCTGCTCAATTTTAACAGCGTCTGCTGCTGCGGTTGAGTTAGCCTTTACAAATTCACGCTTGAATTTATTGTATTCGTCCATAGTATCGAATGACTTTGCTACAGAGAAGGTTGCTCCCTGATTGCAAGGTACTGATACTACAGATACTTCAAATAATTCTGCGTCCTTGATTTTATATCCGTCAGTTTCTTTCATATAATCAGCGTCCTTGACCTTGAAACCAACGGAAAAGGCTCCAAGAACGCCATCTTTAATTAAGTCAGTTACTTCACCAGCAGCTTTAGATATACGCGCTGTAATATCTAGTCCGCCTTGTGTAACCTCTAAATCTTTTGCTCTACCTATAGGTCTGTCATAATTATGGTTAAACAAAATAATTGGATTATTTTTAAAATTATTTAATCCGCCTGATTTTGTCCAAGCATCTGGTTCTATTATATCTCCAGCTCTATCTAGTGCATTTGTACTTGCAGAACCTTTAATATCTAGTCCACCATCTTCAGTTTCTATAGATTTAAAAGTGTTAGTCCAGTGAAAAATTTTCTCACTCATCTTCTTTTACCTCTTTCTTTGCCTTTTTAGCAGCTTTAGGTGTAGCTTTTGGCTTAACCTTTGGCTCTACGACAGGCGCTAAAATAGGATATCTTGCCTTCATTACTGACATAACTCTGTTCCAAGAACCAAATGCTCTTCTAAGCATATAGTCTTTAACAGGTACATCATTTCCGAAAGCTTTGTATTCGGCTAGTGTCATTCGTTCTACATCTTTTGATGCTATGAACTCGGACAAAGCCTTTGCCATCATATCTTTTGTCATTATTCTTCTTCCTCGCTTGGCGGCGCTTCTGTTGGCCTGCCGCCTTCTTCGGGATTTGCGCTTGAACCTGCGATATTCGCAGGAATTCTCGGTGTATCAAATCCATCGATTGATTCAAGTCTCAATGCCTCCCTTGCTTCATTCGGTGACATAATCCCTGTATTTACAAGTGTTGCATAGTAGCTTGCCTGGTCTCTTAACTCTGGCTGTAATGCAGGAACTCCTGATACATTTTCATCAAGTTTGAAACCGAAATATCTCTCGAAAGCATACGCTATTTTGTTCATTATAGGCAGTATGGTTTCTAAATAGTAAAGTCGATGGTTTGGTCTAATGTTTGCATTATTACCACCGTCCAATAAAATTGGTGGAATACCCAACGCTTTAAGTATTATTTTCTCATTGGCTGCAATGCCTTCTTGGAAATCTAAATTCTTAAAGTTAATTTCTGTTAAGTTTTCAACCTCTAAACCACCGTCTAAAAACAATGGTCGTCTTCCACCTGATTGTGGATTGTATCTAGCAACCCAAGCCTGTAACATTCTTTCTTTGATTTTCTCAGAAAGTGTATTAGGCGATTTTAAAACCAGTCCAGGAACTGCTCCATTTTTAAAGAAATTATCTTGGAATCTTCTCATACTTCCAAGCAATTGCATTGTTCTAAATGCAGGTTTGAGTCTTGGAACTCCACGATAAATGGAGTTAAAACTATTTTCTTTAATATGGATAATTTCTGACGGTTTATAATCTATACTTGAATCATATTGATACTTTTCTACATAAGTATCTTCATCAGTATAGATGGTCATATGTTGGGCGGGAAGATGGTATAAGTGTCTACCATCAAAATAGATAAATATATTACCGTCTATTAATAAGTCGATAATAAGATTCCTTTTAAAAGCATTTATATCTTGAAAAGGATTCGGTTCTTTATTCAGTAGTAATTCGACTCTAGTTCTTCTTAAGTCTTTCATAATAGGACTCATTCCTAGAATCTTTTCGCCTACATCAAAAGGTATCTCCGCTACATCGTCCACTATCATGTTAACTGCGCGGTTTACAACCTCTAATTGTTCGTAAGCATTTCTATAGTTTGTTACTACTTCACGGGTATTAATTGTAATACCTTCATCTCTAGAAATAAGGTATTGAGAAGGATTATCTTTTTCCTCTCTCTCTATTCCTAAAAATCTATCATACCATGCCATGTTTTTCTCTCTGTATCCTTACCCAATTCTCTTGTTTCTTTGCTGTTACAAGTCTTGGGCGTTTTCCATAAATGCTATGCAATCTTAAATGATGCATATGACAAAGTGTAACAGCATGGTCATAAACTTTCTCATATTCGTCTTCGATGAATTGCTCACGAAAACCTAATATATCTTGTTCAGTATCTACGGTTAATTTATTCTTTTTTAACCATGTTTCTAATAACTCAGTTAATCCATAAAAGTGATGAAAATCTAGCTTTTCTGTTTCTCCACAGATAAAACATTCCGTCCCTTTTTTATATTGGGACTTAGCCTTATCTCGAACATACTTAACTAAATCTCTCTTTAATGTCATAAACCTACTTCTATATAAGAATTGTAACAAATTTTTAAGTTCAAGTCAAGAACTATTTTTTGAAGGGGTAGACTAGAAAGTTGTAGCACTTGTTTCAAACGAATATAACGCATAACGAAGGGCATCTGCCATGTGCGATGCATAGTTATGTTTGGGTTTTTCTCTTAGTAGATTAGGATTAGGGTCCCACTGATATTGGTCAAGACAAATTAAACTTTCAGCGCATTTTTGATGAACCATTAGTTTATCATTATCTATAATACCGCCTACATGTCCTATACCATCGAGTACAGATTTTTTAGCGTTAAGAGTACTAATGTCATAGTTTTGTGCAAAATCAAATCTGGTTTGTTGAGCCGCCGAATCAATATAGATATAATCAATATCCCATTTATCAATTAATTTTCTAATCTCTATTGCATGTTGCTCAGTAGTTCGTTCTGAATTAAGATACTCGTCTAAGAGATAATATACTTCTTTATCCCAATCATACCCTATCACACAAAATGCTGTCGGGTCTTTGTACCCCACATCCATTCCTGCAAAAACATCCATTTTGCCAGTTTCAATTTCTGATAAGTCTGCTATACATTCTTCGTGATTAAATGCCCATACTTGCCCTTCATAGACATTAAAGTCTGCCATGTATTCCTGACTGAACTCTGCTTCTGACATAGTTTTCTTTGCTTCTGCAATATCAATCTCGGAAAGTCTTGGGTTTTCATGGTAGGTTGCTCGAACTGATGCCCACTCTGGAAATTCATTTGAAAATCCTCTGTGCCAAAATTCAGCAAACCAATTATTTCTACCTCGTGGAGTAGATATAAAAAGTGCTTTTGAGTTTTCTTTATCTAGGGTCGGACGGAGAGCCACATTGAAAGCATCTTTTCCGTCCACCAACGCAGCTTCGTCAAAGATGATGAGATCATAGGATCGGCCCACAACAGAATCGACCTGATTGACCGAGCCCATGCGGATTGTAGAGTGGTTCGAAAGTTCAATAACTTTATCTTTAGCATTATCTCTTAATACCTCTAAATCAAAATGCTTAATCAGTTGTCTTTGTAAATCAAATGATATTTGTGAAAGTGAGTAGTTTGGTGACATCAGTAGTACATTACAGTTGGGAACTAGAGTGACTAACTGACCTATTATATTTGCTATATAAGTTTTTCCTTGTCTTCTGGAAACGGCGGCAGTAATAAAACGATATTTAGGGTTATTTATTGCATTTATAATCGCATTTTGGCTACTATTAGGATTAATACCTAATAAATCCATATAACCTTCGATGGGGAGTTTGATGAATCTTCTATCATCAAATTTCATTAATCCATCGGATAAAATATCCTTTCTGCTAACTTCTATACTCAATGGATTATCTCTTTTCTAAATAAAAATTCTTCTCCCTCAGAGTCCAGCATACCTTTCTCCTGAGCCTTATTGTGTAAATAACAATATGTTGCAGCCAGTTGTTTTAAGCTCTCCTCAGTAGTTGTCAAAGGTCTTTTTTCTTCCGAATCTATTAACCTTGCCAAG